GTGTTGTCCGGTGTTTCAAGCCAAATTCTAAGATTGAAATGGGAGATCCATATTCTATGGAATTTCTTAGCGATGAAGCGAAAGCCGATGTTGCCCAGGCTCGATCTGTTTGGAAGATTGCTTCTCATTCAAAAGAAGCCGCGATTATTGGTGCATCGAAATATGCCGCTCTTGATGACACTTCTATTAGTGATGAGGCGAAACGTTCTTTGAACGTTATTGCTGACATTTTGGTCGCACATTATCGTGCTATCATCCCTAATGTTAAGATTGCCACTCATGAGCAGGCTATCGCCGCTCTTAAGCGTGATACTAGTGTTGGTTATCCGCTTAATACTGGTCCCCATAAGAAAAAGAAACACTTGTTGGAAAGATATCCTGAACTCGCCTTGCCTGATGGTCCTTTGGCCCAGGCTTTTGACGATTTCTTGTCAGATCCTTGGATTTGCGCCATAAGTGAAAGTAATACGAAAGTTGAGATGCGTCCTATGCTTAAACCAGCAAGGCAACTTAACTCGTTTCCTTTGATGTGGATGTATATTGGTCTGCGTCTTTTCTTGAACTTCACTGAACGTTTCTATTCCGGTTGGTATCATCTGGGACACGCTGTTGGATTTGATCTGAGGCGTCTTTTCCCTAATGTTGCCGATTCCCTAAACAAAGGGAAGATGAAGTGTTCATGGGACCAGAGTGCCCAAGATAGTAACATGGTTGAGGATGTTCTTGCCGTGGTTGATTCTATAATCGGCCGTGTTTGTGAGAACGAAGATTTTTCACATGGTGCAGCCATTGACTGCTACTTACGTAGTGAGGCAGGGGCATACATCATTGTAGCCAGTCTTCTTTATTCAACTCGCCATGGAAACAAATCTGGCACGTTCTTGACTTTGATTAGGAATATTATTCATTCCCAATTGAATCTTGGCTACCTAGCATTTAAAATGGGTTGCACGCTTGCTCAAATTAGAACTTTGCTTTTCTCTGGAGATTCTCGCGTTTACGGTGATGACACTGTCTTCACCGCGGACTTTCTTTCTAGAATTGATGCTGCGACAATGTCCAGCATTGCAAGGGAGCTTAGGATCACTTTAAGTGATATTGTCATTACTGACGACATTGCTGATTTGTCCTTTTGCTCTGCGCACTTTGTGTTTAACAGCGAAGCCCAACGATGGTCACTCCTCCCTGAGGATCCAGTCAAGCTACTTTCCGCTATGGTTCTCTTTACGGTTAAATCGCCCGTTGAATCTTTCATCCGAGCTACAGCTTACAGGAATCTTTTCCTGAATAGCCCTGTTTGGTTCGAGATTTTTGACACCGTTTGCCGTGGCCTCCTACAGAAGTATGGAAGGCCGGAGGAACATGAGTGGAAGTCAGCTCTGGCGTCGTATTGTTCCCGTTCTGAGCTTAGATCTCAGTTCTTTGGGTTCGAATCCGCCGTGACTACATGTGCATCCCCGTCTCCAGTCATCGTTCTGGAGATAAAAGAATGTTGGACAAAGCCACTTGGACATCCCAAAAGAAGAAGAAGTACCCCGGAATCGACAAAGCCGAACTCGAGCGTCGTTGGCAGCAATACCAGCGAACTGGCCCTAACAAGGCCAAACAGACTCGAAGTACCGCAATGCAGGATTCTTCCGCGCTCACCCGTGTCAAGCGAAAAGATCTCTCGGCCTTTGGCCCAGCAGAACTCAACGCGATATCAGGGTATGTCGCCCAGGTGCTCGATCCCTTCAGCGCAGCAGCCCAACGCCGCTTGTGCAAAGGTCCATCGAACTTCTCTCTTCCTACGAGCGTTGTTTCTTTTCAACAATCGTACCAGGTCACCACTGATGCTAATGGTAATTTTATCATTGCTGCTTCCAGCAACTTGCAGCGAGCATACGGTGCCAACAACGGACCACCAGGCAATCCCAATGGTTTCCAGTATGGAACCAGTGGTGTGGGATTCTGGACACACGTCAGTGACCTTTCTTCAGTGCCAAAGTACGCCGACTGGGTTGATCTGTTTTCGAACGGACGGCTCGTTGGCATGGCTCAGCGCTACACCCCAGTTGGAAATGCCTTCAACATGCAAGGATCCGTCGTCGGATTTCCCCTTCCATGTGACGTTCCTTTCCCTACTGGCGGCGGTGGGCTTAACTTTGCTGCCTCGCTACTCTTGAGAGTGCTGTTGTTGGCCCTGCCACGCAGCCATTCACAATTGTGTCGCGACCAATGGACGAAAGAGCCCATATCTTCCGTCTGCCCCAGATTGACAGGCTTGGACCTTTCAACACTTCCGAATACGCAAACTGCAACGCCGACGTGGCGATTGCCTTGCGATACTTGCAAGCGTTTGGAACGATCACCGGCCCTCAATACGACCAGATCATGGATGTACTCGACGATTCCGGATGGTCCAATATCTTCATTGCAGGAACTGGACTCCCCGCGAACACCGTTGTTGGAACCGTTGATCTCGTTTGGATCGTCGAGGGAGTCCCTCTCTCACGATCGTTCAGTG